AGCAAGCAGTTATCAAGCGACCTAGCATTAATCCTTAGTTGTTTTGGAATATTCGCGTCTACTAAAGAGACCAATACTCGTGGCGCACCCATGTTTAATCTATCTATTAGCGCCAAGTATTCTAGGATATACCAGGACAACATTGGCAGTCTACTTCACTCAGAGAAATTAATGAATATTGTTAAATATGTTGAACGCACAGATGCTCACGATTTATCAGAAGAGATTGATAAGATTAATGGTCTAGGAAAAATTATCGCGTTTTGCGGCAAAACCTTGAAGTTTGCCGACCAAAGTCGCACATATGGCAGATGGGCGAAGAAGGACAGCATTGGTCGCCGCACATTAGAAAAGTATATTAATATCTTTGAACAACACGAGAACGTTGGAGTAATCGCAAATGAACTGGCAATTTTGAAGCAGGCCGTCAATTCGAATGTAATTTGGGATGAGATTGTGAATATTGAAATTATCAAAGGACAGCCCAATGAATATGTTTATGATTTCACAGTTCCGGCAAATCAAACATTTATGATGGATTGTGGTATCATAGTTCACAATACTCTAAACACTTTCCACTTTGCCGGTGTTGCTTCAAAGTCCAACGTGACTCGTGGTGTGCCGAGAATTGAGGAAATCCTGTCACTATCCGCATCATTAAAGAACCCATCGCTAACCGTATACTTGAAGCCCGAAGACCAAGCCGATAAGGATAAGGCAAACACAATTCAGTATATGTTGGAACATACCAAATTAGAGGAAGTCGTGAAGTCAGTCGAAATCTGCTTTGACCCGGATGATATGAATACGCTAATTAATGAAGACAAGAACACGATGGCACAATTCAGAGAATTTGAGAAACTGATAGGCGAGTGTTTAGAAACCGAACCCGCTGCTGAAGAAACTGAAAAGTCCAAGTGGGTTATTCGCATGGTTATGGACCCCGAGACGATGTTGGAGAAGAACATTACGATGGATGATGTTCACTTTACATTGAATAATACTTATAAAGATGAAATCTCCTGCGTGTATTCGGATTACAATGCCGACAAACTCGTCTTCAGAATTCGCATGGCAAATATTTTGAAGAATGGGTCTAGTAAGGCGCAAAAGAAGGCAAAGTTGAACCCTTTAGATCAGAGTGACCAAATTTACATATTAAAGAATTTCCAAGACCAGTTATTAAATAACATTGTGCTCCGCGGTATTAAGAATATCGACAAGGTTATTCTTAGAAAGGTCAAGGACAACTTGGTTGAGAAGGCTGGTTCTTACGTAAAGGAGGATATTTGGGTTTTAGATACTATTGGCACGAATTTGTTGGATGTTTTAGGCCTAGATTATATTGACCCCAATAGAACAACAAGTAATGATATCATTGAAATCTACAATGTTTTGGGAATGGAGGCGGCCAGGCAGGCAATTTATAACGAGTTGGCGGATGTGATTGAGTTCGATGGTACCTATTTGAATTTCCATCATATGGCACTCTTATGTGACAGAATGACATTTAGTCACAAGATGATATCCATCTTCAGACACGGTATTAACAATGATGATATTGGACCCATTGCGAAGGCGTCATTTGAAGAGACACCTGAGATGTTCTTGAAGGCGGCTAGACACGCAGAGTTGGATAACATGAGAGGCATTTCAGCAAATGTTATGTGCGGCCAAGAAGGCTTGTTTGGAACCGCATCGTTTCAAGTAGTATTGGATTTGAATGAGATGGTGTCATTGGAAGAAAAATACAAGTATGACTATGAGAATAAGGAGGAATTAATCGAACAGGGATTATTCGGTAATTTAGAAGACCCCAATGATGCTTGTAGCACCAAGAACCTGACAATAGAAAATAATGTCATCAATATTCAGTCGGAAGAGATGGGTGGTGATAACGATTACAATCCATTTGCTTAAACTCTAAACATTTTAAAAAGTAAAAATAAAAGATAAAAATAATATATATAAAAAAATAAGTAGTTATAGCTATAGTAAAATATAAATATAACTAAATGAGAGCTTTTTTTTATATATTACAAACATGCGCAAATAGCACTACAATAAGATATCCGGATGAACCATTGAAGTTTGACATGGATAAAATTACAAAAAAAGCAGATAAAAACAAAGACTATGACTTTATAAAGGTATGTTATGTATACAATATTGTGTGTAAAATTTATAAAGAATTTGAAGAAATACAAAAAATACAAAAGACAAAAAAATCAAATAAAAATAAACAGTTCGCATGTGCCAAAGTAAAAGTGTTTAGTCAAATTGTTTATAATGGTAATCATAGTAATAGAGGTAGTAACCAAGCTGAACCACCCTTTTTCTTAAACAGTTACAAACCCGCCTTGTTAGACACATTTACAAAAGCACAGCAAATATACAACGCATTTACACGATTGGCGCATATATATAGAGTGAAAAAATACAAAACAGTGGTAACAGATGACCTATCAATGAACCCTTTAGACATACATCATCCAAATACATTTGTATTAATACAAAACAAATCAAGATATTTATTTAATACGAATGACCTAGTAAAAATCGTTGAAAACGCAATAACACATGCTCCCAGTTTTTTTCAAGAGCCAACCGAGCCAAAAAATCCTTATAATAATGAGCCATTTAATTTGTCAACACTTTATAACATTTATTTTAAACTAAAAGGTTTACCTCGTATAATGCCTACGCTAATACATTTATTTTTTCTCTCAAATTTTAATGTAGAATATTTTGTTTTAAATAATGAGCCGTTTTTACGAGAAACGGCAATACGGAAATACATACACAATTCGACAGATGATATACTATATAAATCAATAATGAAAATGTTAGCAGCAAATTATTATACCCGCAAATTAATAATTCACCAAGAGTTTCCAATAAAAACGCTTATTGAGATTTTTAAACCATTTTTGTATTACTTTTACATAATCAATTATGATATTCAAGGGACACAGAGAATCGATAGTTATAAAGAAATATTATACATAAAATTAAAGAAATTTTATGAATATAATAAGGCATTTGGCAGGAAAATGTGTAATTCAACAATTAAAAATAAGTTATTAAAACGTCTTAATCTGCCTCTTATTCCCCAAACATATTTTAGTACAGAGCATATATCATTTCATAATATAATCATACAATATTCAGACATGACGGATACACATGTTTCAAATTACGGCATGGTTGTTGAAGCAAATGATGATTCAAGCGATGATGATGAAATACCGTGGGGACTAGCAGCAGAAGCAGCAGCAGCAGCAGCCGCCGCCGCGAATAATAACAATGATTCTGAGTTAAGCTCAGAAGAAGACGATGAAGACTTTGATGATGAAGATGATGACTTGGCTGACATTTCTATAAGTTAACTATAAAGTTACCTATAAAGTTACCTATAAAGTTACCTATAAAGTTAACTATAAGGTCACATTAAATCTTCAGTGAAAAGGACAAGCGTCTCGTATTCTTTTTGCCACCACCCTTGAGAGCCAACTTTTTGCTTAATTTTTTTACCTTTGGTTTTATTTCCAATATAGCTGTGTCAGAATTTGAGCTAGAGCTAGCATGAGCACTCTCACCAACAACATCAAATACAATATTTGCCTTATTTTTGCGAATGAACTCTCTTTCATATTGAACAAGTTTATCCAAAATAACTGGTTTTATAACTGTATCACTAACATAGTTGTCAAAATATTGGTCAATTGTAGAATATTCTTGTATTGCTTTATTAATTTTACCAAGACATTCGTTTTCCGGCTTTTTGGGGTTTCTTAATTCAGCCACGTTTATTTTTACATTGGCCTCACCCTGAGTAATTAATTTATATTGATTGAACTCATCAGCCTTCTTTATATTCATTATTGGCACCAAAATAATAGCATATACGCTGCTATTTTCCGGTCGCCAGCAAACCATCACATTATTATTCATTTGTCTAAAATCATTTTTTGATATCATAATAGACGGTATTTCATATCTGTTAAGTAGTAACCACAAATCAAAATTCACTGTATTAAATTCAGACAGGTCTATCATTTTTTCAAAAGTCATGCCTTCGCGATTAATATTAATATCCCTTATAAATGACTGATTCTCGTCTCGCAAAATAGTCAATAGTCGCTCTATTTTCTTAGGTGATTTAAGTTTATCGGTTAACTTAATATATTCCATTTTTAATTTCTCCTTGACTTGAGTGATTGTAATATCTTCATTTTTGAATGTTTTAACCAAATCCACGATTAATTTTAATGGACAAGCCGGACAATTTGAATATTCAACTTCATTGAAACTGGACGGGAAGCATTTTTTCCAATAGGTAGCATTTGTAATTGGTTTTGGTTCAGAAGGGATACAGTTACAAACAGCTGCTTGTTTTAAGTCTTCTAATGCTTTTTCTTCTTCTAATACCTCAGGTGCTAATACCTTGTCTTCTACATCTTTTTCTAAGCTAGCGACAGGTAATGCTTCTACATCTTTTTCTAAGCTTGCGACAGGTTCTTCTTCTTCTAATGCTTTTTCTAAGCCTGCGACAGCTAGTACATTTGGTGCTTCTACATCTAATACTTTTTCTTCTTCTAAGCTTGCGAGAGCTAATACCTTGTCTTCTTCTAAGCTTGCGACAGCTAATACATCTAATGCTTCTTCCTCAACTAATTCTACTGCCTTTAGTGCTTGCTTTATTTTTGGTCTTTCTACTACCTTTGCTTTTTCTTCTGCTTGTAGTTCAGCATTCAGTAAATAATTATAATCCACTTCATTACTACCTTGTCGCATATATGGAACAGCATTATCGTATGTATTATATTTCGCATATCTGTTAATTTCAAATGGTATCATGTTTTCAAAAAACTCGGAGGTCAACATATCCTGTAAAACAATGATTTCATTATCCTTTAAATTATATTTGACTTCTCCAAATGATAAATATGATTGCGGCTTGAATATAAATGACTTTATTCTGTTATATCGAATAAGCTCATCAGCCATTCTACCGTAATAATACTCCTTATTGGACTGCTTAGAAACTAGATTATGTAATGGAAACTGTATTACACAATTGTCACCTTTTTTAGAAATCTTACACAAGGAATTACAATTGTCTGTCGTATTTTTAATACAACTTTGTATATCATCTTCTACAATATCTGTATAATCAAAATCTTCTACAAACTCTACATTGTCGCCTACCAAATCGTCTAATAATTTTACTACGCGCTTTAATTGTTCCTTATACAAAATAGATTTCTGATAACACTCGGTCTTTATTGCCTTTCTCTTGGCACTGTTTTTATAATCATTGAATAAAATGCGAATCGTATTTCTGAATGTGTTGTAGAAATTCGTCTCCAAATTAATGCGCTTTATATAGTCTATACGACGATTGTCTGAATTGCTAGATGTAAGCGTTTTCATGTCGGCAATCATTGTGTTATTGCTGCTAATGGTATCTATACTTTGGTCTTCAACGCTTGAAAAAGGTATGGGTTCATTTATTTGGATAAATTGATTTGTGTTTGTTAGAAACCCGACAATTATAGTGTCGGCATAGTCGCCGTCTGTAACACGGCAAAATGAATTGTCTTTGAAACAATCGGCTGTTTTTTTTGTTTTTATATTTTCGTCTTCTAAGCTTTCCGCTGCGCTTAAGTCTTCTATTGGTTCTTCGTATTTGTAATATTCTTTTAAGAATGCCATTGTCTCATCATAAGACTTCCAAATATCATCTGTCATATAAACAAAATCATAATCATTATTCATCGACGATGGGTAGCAAGGGACAAATCCTTGTTTCTCAGTTGAGCTCGTTACTAAGACACCAATCACCTTGCCTTGAAAATTCAACACTTGGTTGTCAATTGTATATCCATCTCTAACAAGTTCTGTAATTAGTTCCTCAAGAATTCTCGCTTGCTTAAAACGATATTCTTTCTGTCTATTTAAAAGCGTGCGACATTTGCTACCTAAAGTAGGTTTGATAATTTTCTTGAATATATCACCTAATTTTCTGTCATTCTCACTAAACGTTGAACCAATGACTTGTGTGCCGCCAGTATTACGAAATGAGAAGACAGGTTCAAACCAATTCTCTCGTTTTATTATGAATATGCTGTTTTTTCTGTCGTCAAATATATCACTTGAATAATGATTGGTCGGACACACAAGTTCAATATTGTTACTGCTATCATCTTCAGGTAACTCCAAAATAATTAAATTTACTCCATTTGGAAATAATGCTGAATTTTTAGAACATACAATGTCCCATAAATAGGTGTAGTCAATTGTAACCTTGGGGTCTGATAAAAATAACTTAAAATTCTCAAATGCCTCTGCTGCGCGCTGTAAAAATGCCCAGTCTTCCTTTTTATCGTCAATCATAGGTTCTTCTAAGCTTTCGGCTGCGCTTAAGACTGGCTCTTCTGATTTCTTATTTTTATAAAGGAGTAAATGTTCTTTTTCTAAATATGACGACACTTGACTTCTGTTAGTTGCCTCTATTTTTTTATACAATTTTGATTCGGAATAATTATGTATATCAACTTTTACATTATCATAAGAAACATTGTATGTTCCATTCAGATTTCTATGAAGAATT